TTATTAATTCAAATTTGTTTAATTGTATAGTTAAGTATTTTGAGTTTTATCAACTGAATGAAGCACAATATTTATTGTAGAGACGCGATTTATCGCGTCTTCATACGTGTACGGATACTTGTACGGCATGTTATCAAACAGCCGCGCGAAAATAGACGCGATAAATCGCGTCTCTACGGTGTTGTCAAGCGAAACCTAGACGCGATAAATCGCGTCTCTACGGTGTTGTCAAGCCTGAATTAAACAATTGATACCCATTTATCGCGTTTCTACAGTGGGTGTTGTTTAGGCTGCGGTCGTGATAGTAAGCTTTAGTCATATTATTAAATTTTAACGATTAAAACGTGGATACCTGAGATGCGCACTGCAAAAGATACTGATTATTTTATTACCCTTCCTGAGGTCGGTGAGTTTCGTTTTGGACGCGAAACATTATTGGACAAAATTTTAATACGCACTCACTTTTTGGGCATTGTTAAAGATTTAAAAGATGATGATGCGCATTATGCAAGTGTGTTCGCTGTGATGATAGCTGAGTATGCTACGTTATGTGTGAGCTGCCCTGTAGGCTGGGAGCATATTGGCGACATGGAGCTAACTGAGCAGACTGAAAGCCAGTTATATGCCTTGTTTGCACTATGGCGAGATCAGCACCAAAGCTTTCGCAACAGCGCGGCATAAGGAAGCTAAGCGCAAGGGTCGGGAGTTGGCTTTGTATGATACGTATCAAGTGTGGTTTAGGAAGACCTATTTTTTACCACCCAACGATCCACGGTTGTTAGCCATGACTCAGGAAGAAATTGAAACAGAATACTGGGCGCAGCATTATTACCAGCATGGCACGGAAGAAGTTGCCTATGAAGATGATGAATTTGATGCCTTGCTGGAAGCTATGGATGAGGATACGTTTAATCCTGAAGAGTGGGAAGATTTAATCGGCGTCGACACTATTTGTCCAGAATAGAAATCAAGAATCAAGGGCGGTCAGTCGCGTTGATGTAGACCATTGATTTTCTTTTATGCACCTTATTCACGTTATTCATCATGACTATACGTACCTCAATAGAAGTAGATGTGGCTTCATTCAGTCAGCAAATGGCGCAAGTAAAGCGTCAGCTTGATGACTTAAATGGGCAAGTAAAAGGCGGAACCTATACGCTTGATACATCGGCGGCAGTGGCGGATGTAAAAAAACTGACGACGGCTTTAGAGCGCTTAGAGTTAACCCGCGAACATGCGTTAAATAATAGTGGCTTATCAACAAGTGATATGTCGCGCTTAACGCGCTTATTAACCCAGTCAGCTCAGACTATTGGGCGCGTCAATACGCAATCAGGTTTACAGGCTGAGGCGGAGTCATTTCGCACTTCAGCCAGTGAGAATGAACAATTAGCCCGTAATCAGCATCAGGGCCGTGTGGTCAGTGCTTCACGTCAGCGTATGCTAGAGAGTGAAGAGCGCACGCAATCACGTTTTACCCAGTTTACGCATTTTGCGTCAAGTGCCGCAGGTAACGCTATTGGCGGTGGTGGCCCAGGGAGTTTATTGGGTAGCTTAGCGGGTGCATTACCTGGGCCCTTAGGTATAGTGGGGGGCATAGTCGGGGGGGCGATAGGCGGCAAAGTTGATCAAGCTGTGACCGCTGTGGGCAATGAGGCCGTGTCGTATCATGAATTGCGCAATACTTTAGGCAATGCAAGTGTTGATTTTGAGCAATTGCGCGTGACGGTAAGAGAGCTTACCGAAGGCTTTGGCATCACTCATGAGCAAGCGGTAAGCTTGGCGACTCAATTTGCCAAAACATCGGCAGCAAGCCCTGATTCATTTGCATTAGGACAATCTGTGCACAATGCCCTGCAATTTTCGCGCAGTTATGGCATTGAGCCTGAGGCGGGGACGCAGTTTTTTGCTGCACAACAGCGCGATGGTGTCATCACTAATGATGCGGATCAGCGTCGCTTGGGTCTGCATATTGCTGAAGCCGTTGCGCGTGGCGGTACACAGCCTAAAACAGCTGAGTTGTTGGCGGTCATCGAGCAATTTAGTCAAAAAACAGCATCACAAAGCTTAACTACGCCCGATGTTTCTGGGTTTATTAGTTTAATGGGGACGCTTACTAGCTCAACGATTACTGGGCTTGCTAAAAATCCTGCGGCCGCAGGGCAGTTGCTTAATCAAGCCGATGAGGGGCTTAGGCATTCATCAAGTCTGCAAGATAAAGAGTTGTTTTTAAGTGCCCTGCAACGGCACAATCCAAATTTTAGTGCCTTGGATGCCGAGGCACAACTGGCCGGCGGTTTATTTGCCAGTCCTCAACGCACGTTTGATCAATACAGTGCTCAGGGGCAATTAGCTGAGCAGTATCAGGATACCCCAACACAGAGCCGTTATGACCGCTTAAATAAAGATACTACGCCGACTATACAGCTGATTCTTGATGAAATCATTGCCCGCGCAACACGTTCAGATGGCAGTGTGAATACTACCTTGGCAACAAAAATTGCCGCGCAATCGTTAAAGCTTGGTGAGCCGCAGTCGGCGGCGTTATTGCATTTGCACACTAAAGATCGTGAGCATGGCTTTGGCGAGTTAGAAACTAATTTACAGCACTATGGTTATGCAACACAGACCTTAAAGCCGCAACAAATTGGCGTTGCCGCTGAGTTATTGGTGGGGGATGTTGACGCGAATATGCATAAGCAATTTCAGCAGTATGTTGCCAATGGTGTGATTAATAAGGCCGATACGCCGCGTTTTGAGCAGCAAGAAAAGAATGATCCCGAGGCGTTTAAAAAAGCACTGCTACAGGTGGCGATGGCTAATACTAAAGATGAGGGTGAACGCTTTCGTGAAGCTAACGTTAATATGGCGCGTGATATTAATAAATTAGCCACAGAATTATTACCGCTAACGATAACTATTAAAGAGGGCATTGTGGGGATTGCCCGCTATTTTGGCAATTTTGACGACAAAACAAAGCGCTTTGTTGAGGCGCAGGATGGTAAAAACTTTGCTAGCTCAGCGCATGCCGAACTGTCAGGAAAAACCATGCAGGGCACCGACCTAGAGCAAGAGCAGGTCGATAAAGCGCATGAATTAATCGGGGCTGCCGTAAATAATAAAGATAACTATGCTGATTTTGTTAGCTATTATTCACAGCATCCAGAGCAAAAACCAAAAGAGTACGAGCCCCTAGCCGAAGCCTTAAAAAACCAAGCTGGCACAGCAAAAACAAAGCCAGTAAGTGTTGATAATTCTGCTTATGCCATGCCCTTATCGGGCATTACCGCAACGGGTAAAACTTTAAAGAATACCGACACCTCCTCTAACATACTTAACCCGTATCTTAAGTATTTTTTAGGTGAGCCTGAAAATTTATATACGATAAATAATAAAGAAAGTTTAGCAAACAAGGAGAATTTTTTAAAACGTATTGAGCAAGATAAGAGCTATCTTACCAGAAGTGGTGGTCGTGCTGATCTATCAACAGGGATGTATTTAGACTATTTTAAAAAACATTATGATGAGTTTAGCGCACAGCCAGAACAGGCACGCACTGAGTTTTTAAACCAGTTTAAGGTAACGCCAAACCTTCCTGCTGCTGCCCTTAACACGCCCGCTACTGAGCCAGTTATCGACCAAGCACCCGCTACACGTTACCAACAGCCCTCGCGCTTACCAAAAGAAAGGCGACCTGAGGCGGTTACTCACCACCGTGCGCTGAATAGTGTGCCACCCTTAGCACCCGGTGCTGACGTAACTAAGTCGCCACTGTATAAATCCTTAACGCCTAAGCAACGCAACAATGCCGATTTAATTATTGCAGAAAGTACGCGCCAAGGTACGCCCGAACGCAGCCATTATTTTTTGGGCTTAGCGATGGCAGAATCAAGATTAAATGATTCTGCTTATACCGCAGTTAAAAATAAACAAGGGCAAACGGTGGATCATGCTGTGGGCTTGTTTCAATTTACCGGGTCTACTGCACGGGCTGAGGGCATTAATGCTGCCGATAACCAGCAGGCTGTGCAACACGCGATAGCGCTTAGAAACAAAGATGCTGATAGGTTTGGCTCAATGGCTTTAGCGATGGGCGCACATTTAACAGGCCCAAATTTGAAAGCGTATACACGCGGTGAATTTCCAACCGATAGAGCAGATCAAAACGGTACTAGCGCAGCTAAGCACGCTGAAAAAGCGATGTCTTTTGCTGAGAGATTTGTGCCGCCAGAGGCGGCGTTAGCTCCGCCTATTACTGAGCAAAATCCAGTCTTGGCAACGCTGGAGCCGCTAAATGTAAATAAAGAGAGCCAGCAGCGCGTTAATGATTTACCAGAAAAACCTTTAGCCGATGCTAAAAATGTTATTCCGTTACGCGCTTTAGATAAAGATAAAGCGGCAGCTAACGCACAAGCACAGAAAATTAACATAAATTATGCGCCGTTGTCGCTAGATCTTACCCTACGCGATCCGCAGGGCAAACCGATAGCTGAGCGTATGATTTCCAGCCAGTTTGGTAATCCTAAACCTGTGGGCATGGGACGATGAAGGTTTTTCAGCCGCGCGTAAGTGTGCGCTTAATCAAAGCTATGCCGCGCAAAGAAATTATTCCTGGTGTTGCTAGCAATCCTCGCTTTAGTGCCCTTACTGAGCTTGATTTAACGCCGTATTTAGGGGACTTGGGCAGTGTGCATACCAGTAAATCTGTGCATCAGCCCGCTGGCACCTTTATGCTGCTATTTCCAGATCAAGGCGCAGCGTTTGGGCTTTTAGCCGCCTATATTGAGCCTATGGATATGATTGAAATAAGGATGTGCAGTCAAGGGGAGTTGGCGATAGTTATGCGCGGCTTTGTAAGCCTAGTCGAACATTCTGAGAGTATGTCGGGCGGGAAACCATTGCGCATGATTACGGTGAGTGGGCATGATTACGGCAAAATATTACAAATGATTCAGATTATTTATTTGCCGTTAGCCGTGAGTGATCAGTATTTTTTGGAATGGCTACGCTGGGCGCAACAGTATGCAGGTGAGTCAAGCGTTAAACAAAAATCAGCTACAGAGTTTGTGCAAGATGTGCTAACTGAGGTCATTAATCCTTTTTTAAGTAATTTAGCGTTGAGTAATAAACCCGTTGGCGAGGGCAATGCGTTTATCAGCACACTAAGCAATGGTGTCAGTGCTGAGGTAGAGGGGGCTATATCAACCTATGCACCCAATCAGTTTACTGATGTATCACTTTATGACATGCTAAAAACATTGCTTGATGCGCCTACTTTTAACGAGCTGTTTGTTTACGATACCGAAGAGGGGGTTACGCTTGTCGTGCGCCCAACACCTTTTAAATCATTGCAAACACGGACGTTTATTCAGGGCACGGCGGCACAGATAACGCTTGATTATGACGATATTATAAGTCAAAAAACTACTCGTTCTGATGAGAGCGTCGCCAATTATTTTTGGGTAGAACATCATTTTTCTAATATTAATCAAATGGATATTAAATTAATGGCGTTGGCGGATGACAAGGATAGTTTTGTTACCTTTGATTACCTTAATAGTTTAAAGCAAAAGTTTGCCATACGAAAAATGGAGGTCACTTCATGGTTATTGGCGCCAGAGTATGAGCACTCGGATTCTCCTGATGCACAACAACACGTCAAACAAAAAACCAGTATAGAAAACTGGATGCATACAAGACGGAAACTGCTAACAGAAATGAATCGTGATAATAGTATTTTAGAAAGTGGCAGTTTATTAGTGCGAGGCAATGTGCAGATAAAAGCAGGCTGCTATCTAGCACTCTATAACAAAGGAAACTATCTGGCTGAAGTCTATGCACACACTGTAAGCCATGAGTTTAAGCCCTTTACTGAGTTTACTACGCGCGTTGATTTTGTCCGGGGCACAGGCTTCTTTGAACAGGTGTTGCAAGGTGGGCATGGCGCGTGATTAAACAGCCGCGCGAACCTAAACGCGCTACAGCGCGGCTCTACGGGTGTGTTGTTTAGCGTTCAATGCCGCTTAAGGCCTCGTCAAGTATTGTTTGAAGTTGTTCACTCAGCTCTTTAGCAATAAAAAGACCTGGCTGCGGTGGGATGATCCATTTATTGCTTTGCCATTCCCCCATTACTCTAAAGGTAAGGTATGCGCTGCTTTTACCCTGTCCTGCACTGGTGTTAAAACGCTTCATGCCCGCGTAAATGTCCGTTGTGTGGTGCGCTTTTAACTTGGGGACAAGTCCTTTTGGTAAGCTTTCCCCCCACTGATAGTGACGCTGTGCAACCTTGGCACCCGTTGCTGATAAGCGCGTGCCCAGGCCGCTGACATGGCTTAACGACAGTGCCTTGGCGTGTAAATAAATAGGCTTAGGCATGGCTTGCGCCAAGGCTGTATGCCCAGGTGTATTGTGTCGAAAGGGGATAAGCAAATATAGCTGTCCTGCGTGCGCACCACTTTTTGCCATGCGTGTGCGCTGCGAGGTGTGCAGGTTTTTTTTAAGGTCGCGCGCGGGTCTTCCTGTTTCAATTTCTTGCGCAAAGCGATAATCTGAAAATAATTCTGCTTTAAAATCGCTTAACAGCGCAACGTTAATCGAAGCACTGTACTGCGCTTTGTCGTAAGGGGAAAGTTTGGCTTTTTGTATGCTATGTATCCATAATGCCGCCCCCTGCGAGGCAGTTTGCGCAACGGCTGCACTAATCTGCTGACGCATGGCTTGCGTAATATCGTCAATGTTTAGTTCAACACGTACACGTAACATAAGAGCATAGTCTTTGATTTATTAACGTATTGTATAGGCCTGGCCTACATGCCTAGGGCAAAAATAAACGGTTTATATCTATCGGTATAGCTGTTATCAGCACCTGCCATGACTTGTAGCATCAGCGTTACTGCGCTGGCATCATGGCGTATAACCTGATAAATAGCATTATTATCGTTTAGATAGCTTGGATTAGTATTGGTGACGTCTTGTATGTTATAGGTGCTTACCTGTACGCCAAAACACTGGGCAAACGGAGTCGGGAAGCTAACGGTAAAGGGAGATTCTTTTACCGAATCAGTGCTGTTTGGCCCGTAACACCATTGTAATAATAAGCCACCTGGTAACCGTTGGTAACCATTGCCTTCTAATTTCTGTTGTGTAAAGACGCCAGTGGTCGCATTTTTTAAAAAATTTATTCTGTGCAGGAGTTGGGTGGCTTGTTTATTAGCGTTGTCTGCATTGACAAGATCAGTGTCTTGTATTTTGTAAATGCTGTCTTCCCAATTTGAACCTTCATTGCCATTGTCAATAATATTAGTCGTTGTCATGCGTAGTTACCTCGTTTAATTTTTAAAAAACAATTGTCCACGTGCCAATAAACTCTTTACTGTTATTTTTAGTTAGTGGCTGTTGTCTGATTTTTCTGGCAAAGAGCGTGCCGTTGCCTGTTAATAACCCAAATTCGGTAATGGGCTTGCCATTGGCTTCAGTTTTGTCTAACGTAAAGGCAAACCTGATAATAGTGCCGCGTATTTCTGAGCCATTGAGTGGCTTAATATAGGCATCCGTAGATAACGCGCTATCATTGGGTGTGGGGAGGGTGTTATTGCTGCCAAAGCCTATTTTAGAGATTGCCCAGCTATCTGCTGAATCACCTGCGATAACATGAGACAGCGCACGTTTGCTATCCAGTACAATTAAGTTGGGCTCGTCGATGACTTCTATAAGCGTGCCATTATCATAAATTGATAACATAAAGTGACCACGTGCCGACATGAGGACAGTAGATTTCATAATACCTCGTTTGTTAGGTCTGGTTTGTACATTATTTTTCCATTATATAGCCAGGTATTATTGTAATAATGGCTCATTACTATGGTAACTTGTGCGGCTTCTGTTAACTCAAGTTCAACTGTATCAGTTAACGGTGAATTATTAATTAAGCTAAAAACCCCTAATTGCGTGCCAGCGGCTTTAATAGCATTGATAAGTCTTGTCGCATTAGCAATAAATTCATCTTTGTCTTCTGAGCCTAATAAATCAAAAGGCATCTCCACATTAAATATGCCGGCTGTGGGTAAGGTGCTCTCGCTGCTCTGTTCTGTGTAGGTGTGTGTGGAGGGTTTATAATAAATGCTGCCGTCATAACTGTATCGGCCATTGTAATAAAAAAATATTAACTTATCCCATGCTATGGGCGGGGCATTATTAACGCTAGTGCCCGTGGCATCGACAACTTTTGTGTGTTGATCATAGTAGTCACTTAAGGTTATTTCGAGCGCAATATTATTGCACTTGGGTCTAATAATGCTGTCAATCATGCGATCTCTAAAGGTATCGTCAGTTTCTTTTTTAAATACATTTCTATTAAAGCCAAAATAATTAGCCCATTCATCTAACCAATTTTCTTGCGATAAATGTAAAAAAACTTGCTTAATTGCTTCATTTATTGCTTTTTTAGCGGCTTCCAGCTCCAGCGCGTAGGTGTCTAAAATAATCCATAACAATGAGGTATAGCTTGATAAGGTGTATTGGCTTGTTTCTTCATCATAATCAATCGCGACTAAGGTTCGCAGGCTTCTTATAAGTTGATTATGATCAATAATACTAATATTGTTGAAGCCAAAATATTGACTAAATTTGTCTACTAAATAATTAAAAGTTAACTGTTTTTGTGTTAAATCAATACTAATTTGCGTTATTTCGTCTTGAGTTACGATTAATGTTTTTTGTCCGTAGGGCTCTGTTTTAATCAGTACATTTACCGTTTTATCAGTGTTATCAATGCTTAGTACGGGCACTTCCAGGGACTCTTTATTAAGGCCCGTATACATTGCTTTGAGTAATGTATTACTGAGTAACATTTAGAGTTCCTGTCAGTTTTCCTAGGACAATTTTTTCATTTGATTTAGCCGTTTTGTCGGCGACTGGACGCTCAAAATTTACATTAATAACGCCAGGTAATGCCATGACAGATGAAATGAGCTCAGCTAAATAAATTGTGCCGCCAATATCAGTTGAATTGAAATAACTTTGTATCGCGTCGGTTATTGCGGTGCTTATGACCGTTTTATCAACGGTATTATCAATTGTTGCCGTGTACTCTATGGTGAGGGTGTTATTGCTTACTGCCTCAATAATTACTTTAATTCCTGCGGCTTTATAGCCTATTATTTTTTTACCCGTGTTGTCTGTATAACCATTCAAAATGGCTAAGGTCTGCGTTATTAAAGCCTCTGATGCAGTGATGCTGCCATTATTGCCATTGTGTATATAGGCGTAAAAAACACCTGGCGGCGAGGTGGTATCAAGTATAAATTTTTCAACTATTTTGGCTTGTTTGACTCTTTCTGTCACTTCGCCGTTATTATTAGTGATAAACACTTTATTAAGTAGCGCGTAATGTATTGAGGCAAGTGGACTGCGCGCTAAATTTTGTATGTAATCCATAAATCTATAACGCATTTCTTCGTCAGTTTCTTCTAGCCGTCCATTGCTAAACGTTGCCTTGGCTGAGGCACTCACAAAGCTTGGTACTGCGTCGCTTGTAAAGGGTGACTGGGCAATAACTGGATTGATTATGCCTTGTTTTTTAGCACTAAGCAGTATATCCGCAGATTTTTCGATACTATTAACGGTAACGTCTTCTACACTATAAAAGCTATCATTCGTCACTATGGATATAAATGCCGTTCCCGCAGGTATTTTTAATACTGAGGCACTTTTAAGGAGCTTGACATTAATTGTCCCTATCGACCGCTGTGCCGGTAGCTTTCTAAAATCAAAGGCTTCATACAGCGCAACAGGGATAGCTTCTTTGATACCTAGCCACATTTGCTGGTACAGTTCTTCGATTTCAATTGCGGGGGCTTCAATTATTGTTCGGGTTACTGAGCCAATGGTAAAATCAGTCAATTTACTTTGCGTTGCTTTAGCATAGTTAATCATTGACCCGACAATTGACGTAAAATCTTTAATCTGAAACATTGACTATCCTGTAATGAGTATGACTTTAGCATAACGTCACGACAGGTTATTCGACTAGCTCATGACAGGCTTGCCTAATAAACATGAGCAGTGCTAAGGTTACAGCAGCTTGACCAGTGCGGCAATCATAGCAAACTGGCCTAAGGCCAAGCCAAGGCCCCACTTAACCATTCTGTTTTCCATTTCGTAAAGTCTGGCATCCAGATAATCACGGGTAACGGGCAATGCTTCGACCTGTGCTTCTTGAAAGGCTTCTGCTACCGCTTCGGCCTTATCTTCTTCAAAGCCTGCGTCACGTAATCGTCTAATGAATTTATGTGTATCAAAGGTAATGGTAGTCATGGTTATACTCCTAGGGTTTTGAGCTAGTTTAGCAGTGTTTGACACGCGCCGTAAACGGGGCTGAGCGGAGTCCACACTCATGAGTGTGGACTCCTTAACATCAGTTGTTCAACGTGCTATTTTGCTGGTGCTTGAAATGCGATTATAGTGTCAAATAAAAAACAGCTTGCTCATATCAATAATTGCATATACAATTATTGATATGAAAAAGAAACTCACTTGGGACGAAAACAAACGCCAAACCAACCTTAAAAAGCACGGCTTGGACTTTGCCGATGCGGGCGAGGTGCTTGAATCGCGTTACCGTCTGGAGGTGATGGTGGTTAGAAATGGCGAATACCGCTTACAGTCTTTTTCTTATGTCATGAACAGGCTGACCGTTTTATCACTCGTGCATTTACAGCGCGACAACACGATGCGGATCATCAGCTTTAGAGAAGCAAGCCAATTAGAATCGGAGGTGTACTATGACTGGCTCGAAAACAAACCCAATGACCCGTGAACAGATTCTTGAAGCGATGAAAACACCGCCTTCAGGGGGCTATTATGTATGGGACGGCATCGATGAAGACGACCGCCCAGCAACTGAGGAGGAATTAAAAGCTGGCATGGTTTTGGCGCGTAGCCGTGGGCGGCCTTCTGGGTCAGATAAAACGCAAATCGCCTTGCGCGTGGATAACCGTGTTCTGGAAGCCTTCCGCGCCACCGGTAAAGGCTGGCAAACGCGCATGAACGAGGCACTCAAGGAGTGGCTTAGTGAACATGCGGTGTAAAGCTGTAAGATTAGACAAGAATTGCAGCCCGTAAACCCACCAACAAATAGGTAAGTTACTATGCGTGACGAATATGATTTCAGCACTGCCCAACGCGCCAATGAAGTGCCGCATCTTGCTCAGTTACAAGTGCAAAGCGGTAAAACCCGTATCACTATTTTTCTTGATGATGATGTGTTGACAGCCTTTCGGGAACGCGCAGCGCGAAGCGGCAAGGGGTATCAAACCTTGATTAACGAAACGTTACGCGCAGTGGTTTTTATATAAAATATTGATATATATATAAATAATACCGCCTGCAAAGCCATCTACGCCGGTTCGATTCCGGCCGCAACCTCCAATAAAATCAACCGCTTAACTGCGGTTTTTTTATGTCTGGGGTTTATTTAGCTTGTATATATAGTAAGCGCCCAACGCTACCAACTATCCATCATTATCATCCCGTGTGTTAGCGTTTTCGACTGGACGAGCAAATGGCAATAGTTCGTCGATATGGCTATTGGGTCAAGTGGGTAGTTTTTCCAGAGTATCTCTTAGCCGACATTCCGCGCCCTCATTACCCAGAACAGGCATATAACTGAACATAACGCTCACCGAGTAAGTTAAGCAGCTGGTGATGATAGTCGTTGCAATTCAGTATGATTTCCCGGCAACGGTCGATAAGCAGCACATGGATACCGGCAAAAAACTGAAATACCCAGCGGGCGCTAGGGTTCGTAGTCGTAGTACCCAGTTGGCTGGGAAAGCCTTGTTGCTGTTGTTGTAGTGTTTGTCGAATGCGGTATTCCAGGGCGCCATAGACCAAAAGACAGAGGGTCATGACCATCATCAGCGCCATGATACGCTTCGGCGATTTGAGAAACAGGGTGTGCGCCATGAACCAGGGGTCTTTTAAAAAGCGAAAACCGCGTTCAACTTTTTGTTGGTCCTGGGTATAGTGATCGAGCAAGCCTTCATCGCTGAGCTGCGTTTCATCCAGTTGGTTGCTGGCGAGGATGAAGCCGCTTTTTTGCTGGATCTTGCGCTGCCGTGCTTCGAGGACAGAGGCGACACCGGCTTCAATGCGATAGCTGATGGTATCGGGTTTGCGGCCTTTGCGGGGGCGTCCTTTACCTTTGAACCCTGCCACTTCGACGATACGCGGATCGTGTAAGGCGACCACTGTCAACTTCTTTTGCAAGTGTGTTAAGGCCGCCTCCGCATCGGTGACACAGGCAAAGGTTTGTTGGGTTAATGCGTTGAACGTTTTGTACTCGGCTAGGCTTTGCTTCAAGTGCTGTTTATTGACCGTTTGCTCGGCGCGCGCGTGCGCGCTTCGGGTATACACCGCCAGCCAGCGCTGCCTGACGCCAGCATAGTTGGAACCCAAAGTCAGGTAAGCGCGTTCCGGCCGAGTTTTTATCCATTCCTTAGACGCCGCCAGAATCAATTCGCGGGTACCGCGAGCCACAAGGACGTGGCGAATGCAGAAAACGCAGGAGCGGTTTTCTGCCAATGGTTTCCGGGACGCGGGTTACCCAGGGAAAATCTCCCAGGTCTTACAGTGTTTTCGCGGTATACAGCGCACTGTCGGCGACAATCAAGGACAGACCGACACCCTCACGCAACTGACCCAGATGCGCGTTCAGTGTCTGCCGGAAACTGTCCTTATCGTTGCGGTTGCCGCTCAACGCTTCCATCCACAACGGTATACCCGCCTGATGCTCGCTAATCAGTTGCAATATTACCTGATTGAGATCAGGTCGGTGATCGCGGCTATAACCCTGCGTGAGTTGAACAACGCCTTCCGGCACATCGTCTTGGCTGCTGTTGTAGGCGCCATCAATATGAAAGCTGGTACTGTCCAGATGGCCGACGGCACAGGATAGCCCCAAACGCTTGACCGACTGCGCCGCCAGTTGACCGTACAACGGTTCAGGGCCATACGCGTAGATCGCGTCCAGCGCCCTGCCTAACGCGTCATCGTTAAGTTGTTCGGCGGTTATGCCTTCACCCAACAACCGCTCAACCCCACTGAGGCATGACGCTGATCATGATCTTGTTTGATCACAGCATCAATCATTTCAGGTAATCCTAATTCGTCAATCATGCCCGCTCAGGCCTAAATGATCCAAGTTGTAACTGCTATAAGTGGTGTCCGCGTTCATTGTTTATCATCTAAGCCAAAGAGTTGTTTTGCGCAGTTTATATTATTTTTAACTGCAGGGTTGGCTAATATATTCAATATAAACAATGTATTATGGTATAATAAGTGTAAATAAAGCCACTTGGACAAGCCTTGTCAGTTCCTTTTAAATCAAGCCCAGTTGAATTCAATCAACACCTGCTGTTTCCCGCTAATATTTTTGATCTACTCCCAAAAAATCATGAATGTTTTCTCTATGCAGAGCTATTTCAACAGCTTGATACGAGCAGTCTTGAAAGTCTTTATAGCGTTAAAGGCCAGAATACCTATCATCCTAAGCTCATCGTTTCGATTCTGATATTTGCCTACAGCCAAGGTGTATTCAGCTCCAGGAAAATCGAAAAACGCTGCCATGAAGATTTATCCTTCATGTTTATCGCGCAAATGAACTGTCCTAATTTTCGAGTGCTCAGCGATTTTAGAAAAGATCATGGAAAATTTTTTCAGGATTGTTTTAAGCAAACTGGCACTGGAGTTGAAATTGGCTCATCGCTTAGTATTTAGACGTATTGGCTTTGAACTTGGAACCATCCAGACTGATATGGCCTAAGGAAGCCATGGGCGTTTACAAGAAAAGGAGCAAGTGCTGTGCGCTGAAATTGCTGTCTTGATTGAAAAAGCCAACCGGTGTGACCAAGATGAAGACAAGGCCTATAAAGATAAAACTGGCTATGAAATCCCGGAAGATTTGGACTTCAAACAAGACCGGCTGGCTAAAATCAAAGCGGCCAAGCAAGCTATTGAGGAGCGCGAAGAACAGCTTAATCCAGGCAAAGCTATTGACGATAAAAAACAAATCAGTTTTGCCGATACCGATGCCCGCATCATGGGCAAGAACGGCAGCTTCAATTATGCCTACAATGCCCAAATCAGCGTCGATGCCGATCTGCAAATCATTGTGGCTCAGCATGTCAGCCAAAACGCCAACGACAAACAAGAAATTGAGCCCGCTCTGCTGGCGCAGCAAGCATCTGCTGCTCAATTGCCCGAGATACTGAGTGCCGATAACGGCTATTGGTCAGGAGACAATCTACAGGCTCTTGAACAGAGCGGTATTGATGCTTACTTTGCCACCGATAAAGGGGAAAAGACCCATAAAATACCGTTGGCCAGCTCGGATCGCGAACTGGTCAAAGCTGACTTCGACTACCACGAAACCGATAACACCTTTACCTGTCCTGAAGGACAGGTTTTAACCATGAAACGCGAAAGCTAAGACGGCAGTCGTGTGTATCAAGGCTCATCGGAAGTCTGTGCCGCTTGCCCACTGCACAGTCGCTGCTGCCAATCGGCTAAAGGGGAAGTCCGGACGATCAACACCGATAACAAAGAGCCGCTGCGTCAATAGATGAATATCAAGATGGAACAGCAGGCATCAAAAGACATCTACAGTAAACGTAAAGTCGTTGTTGAGCCGGTGTTTGGTCAAATTAAAAAATAGCGGCTTTCGTGGCTTCAGTGTGCGGGGTAAAGAAAATGTCGCGGGTGAATTTTCGATGGTCTGTGCGGCACATAATTTTAAAAAAATTGCCAAGGCCATTATTACGGGATTAATCCGTCCGGAGTTTGAAAATTTCACTGCAAACCCTGCGATATAGGTAAAAATAGACTGGATAAGTCCGATATGAACGAGTTTTAAAAAAAACTGTGTAAAAATTGATTAATTTGAAGCTTGGTATCAGGATAATTTAAATTTTTTCTGAAACCCATCAGGAGATAGTCGTTCGAGTATCTTATTCTCGGACAGTCTCCTAGGGTTAGCAATCAAGCCAGGCATTGCAGTAACTCCGCCAGTCAACGGGGTGATACCGCAGTAGACAACTCAAGCTGAATCCCCTGAGCAAGCCGTAGCATTATGCTTGCTTCGGTGGCGGTGGCCGGCGTTAATTGAATTATTTGTATAGGAATGACGTCGAGTTGGCGTCTCTATGTCACGGGCTAATTCAAGCCGTACCCACCGCAAAAAGGTTTTAGGATTGATGTCTTGCTGGCGACAATAATTTGCTTGATTCAATCCGCTTTCATGTCACGCTTGTACATGATATCGATAGTGTGCGTTTATTTTCATTACTTATCCTCACTAAAAAAATGTGAGAATGCCAAAATTTGGTGCTGCAAGCTAGGTGTATGGAGCGGAGCCATACATCGGACAAGGAATACCTGATGACAGACAGCGAAATAGCGAACTTGACCAGTCTGTTGTTAGAGCAACTGAAAAATTGACGCGTGAACAAAAAAGCAATTACAAGCAGGTGCTGAAAATATCGACTTTCCGGTTTTTGTGAGATGAAGATCAATTTTTATGCGTTTGTCTTATAGTATATTGATTGTATTAATAATATGATCAATGTGTTAATGTTTTTAGTGGGCTATAATTAAATTAAGTTTCAAAAACAAAAAAAATAAGTATAATAGCCGGCTCTTCGCAAAGAACAGTTTGGTGCGAAAGTAAGTAAGAAAATAGTTGTTGACAGGATGGATTAAGTCTCTATAA